GATTTTTTTTTGAAGGGCTGCTATCTTTTTACTCAAGTCATTTCTTTCCAATATCCTATTTTCGCGTGTACTCATTTAAGATATGTATAGAAAAAAATTATCGTAAATCCTTATCCGCCGTGTAGTACGTCTTCCCCTTAGTGGCGAAACTATGGACCCTAGCATACCCCCACGCTTGTGGAGAGGCTCCCGGACGATGCCCGGTTCTCCACGCAGCGAGTCCCCTGTTGTAGATTGTTTGGACAGTCCTCAGAGGAATCTTAGTAGCCTTAGCAATTTCAGGGAGGGATTTAGCTCCCGGATACATCTTCCTAAATTTTTGGGTGTAGGAGGAAGTCTTTGTCTTCTGTCCCTTATCAGTTCGGAACTTGGTGTAGTCCCTCTTGAGCATTTTCTTATAACGTGTCTCAACCCCTGTGAGAGTCTCAAGCCCCCTGAAATATTTGAGGGGTGCGTATATCTTACCTTCGGTTCTACGCAGATGTCCAACTTTTTTCGTGATGGCAGCATCGCTGAGAGGCATCTTACTTTTTCCTGAGATTTATATTTGTCATTATCGCGTTTCCATTGTTGTTACTTATTAGCCGATTCGCGGTAAAGTGTGAATAATGTAAATCCTAAAACTGGGTAGACCATTAATTGAACCCCCTTTGACACCATTATCCATGATTGTATAATTTTATGTTCATCGCCCTTTAATTTACTATTAAAATGCGTTAATTGTTTGATCAAAGTTTGTAAAGTGACGGCCGCGAGAGATATAGAGATAATACTCATGATAATGAACGCCTTATTGTATAACGCATCACCCTTCACCCGGTAGAATCTCGAAACCCCGAGAAGACCTAATGATATGGACGTGTAAAGGCCTACATTATGAATTGATGTGTTATAGAACATTAAACTCTCTTTGAATGTTAGACTCATGTACTGTATACATAGAATTAATTTACAATTTTAAAAGTTTTTCGAGACGCTCCGTTTCCTTCCTCATAAAAATGGTGAGTTGAGTCACCCGACCCTCTAGTGTCACTCTTCCATAATGTTTCGTTGAAACAACGTTACCAACACGTACCATATCGACCCACGACATTTTAGAATCCGGCGTTTTACTGTGATGGATAGCTAAAACCGCTGCATCTCGCTTCACATTTCTTGGTATTTCATCACCATCGTAACATACGACGACGTGGGCGCCCGAATATCCACTCGCGTGTAACCACCAATGGTTTGGGTCACTTGTATTTGTGAGTATGTCATTTTCTTTAGCTGTTTGGCCCACCCGTATACTAATACCACCCTCTGAAGTATATTCAATCATGAATATATATAGTATTTGACCTTTAATCCATTTCAAGTTCGGCATATTTATGTATTTCTTCTGCTGTCAATTTGTACTGTTCAAATACGAGACTGATACGCTTTTTTGGTGTTTTTGTATACATCGTTTCTACGTAATGGTACATGTCACCTCTAAACGTTACTTTACGCCCAGTTTTCGGTTTGGTGAATAAAATTGAATACATATCATTCACCCCGAATTTCAACATTCCAAGGCGTCCTAATTCAAACTCATCTGGGACGTCTACGTACACAACCGTTGTGCATAAAGGTGTGACCCATCTACCGAAACTGCGGACGTCTAATGTTACATCATAATGTGCACCCGCCGATTCTTCTTCAACTTCTGAACAGGTAGTGTTAATTACGAGTGGGTTAAATAAAAATGCATTTGCTTCTGGATGTTTAATTTTTTTGTACACATCGTAAATAGGTCCAAAATCCACATTATACAATTTTTTGATATTTTCTACATCATATTTTATACTCGATCCTCTGAATGTTAATTTGAAACCATAGGTACCTTTAAATTGTGCACCGAGTTTACTTTCAGATAAAAGTTTATGGTTCTGAATATATGAAGATAATTCTGCACATTCCTTCCTGGTTAAAAAATCGTCTTCATGTCGAATAGCGGGAAAATCTTTCGGTGTACGAGATTCAACCATGAAATAATCTGTAAGTCTGTGGTGTTCGATTTGTATATAGTATAAAACGCCGACGATACACGCTATTATAAATATTGTAGGTACGAACTTCTTCATGAATTATATGTATAAAAAAACATTGTTAAAAAATATACAGGAATATTAGTAAATATGAGCCTTCACATTATCATGGGTAATATGTTTTCTGGAAAGACGTCAGAACTCATCAGACGTCTTAAGCGATTAAAAGTTATACATAAAAATATCATAGTTATAAATTCCGCTAAGGATACCAGGTCCCCAGATGAAGTTTTGAAAACACATGATAATGTGAATTTTAAATGTTTAAAAGTGTCTAATATTTTCGACGTCGCAACCATGGACGAATTTTATTCTTGTGATACCATCGCTATTGATGAAGCTCAGTTTTTTCCAAGACTTAAAAAGTTTGTCGAATTATGTTTATTTGAAAACAAAACGATCATACTAGCTGGTCTAGATGGAGATTGTTTTCAAAGAAAGTTTGGTGAATTAATAGAATGTATACCACTCGCGAGTGAGGTTACTAAACTTTCAGCCCTCTGTATGAAATGTAATAATGGAACCCCCGGTCCGTTTACGAAACGTACGATCGATAGTAAAGAACTTGAAATAATAGGGGGGGGTGATATGTATATAGCCGTGTGTCAGAAGCACATTTAAGCACTTCGAGCCTTTTTCTTGGTCGGGGACGACTTTGGAGATCTTTTCACCGGCCCTCGTTTCATTTTCACGATGAGAGGTTTGGGGAGATCGTTGGGATATTTTTTAATGTTTTTAACTGTGGCAGGTGTACGAGACACTGGGCTATTACCATGGTCCTTCAACCATTTCGTCAATCCACGGATATTGTATACTGTTTTAACCTTCTTATTATTGGTACTCACATTCGTGATCAAAAAGGATCTTTTACTCGCGGGAATATTCTTTTTGTTTACGTTCATAAAACTTTTATTATAAAATGTAGATACATTTACATTTTTCGGGTGTTTATTATTTGTTTTATTTTTGTTATTGTTATTGTTATTGTTTCGCTTATTTCCAACTATCGGACTGCCCATTTCAGGAAAGTTATTATTGTTTATATTTCTGCTCATTTATTATATGGTAATAATATTTTTTAGACGACGGTGGTAATGTAACCATCTGATATACAGGAGTTCCAGATATTTTCTTACAAAATAAATTACAATCACATTTACATTTCGGAGAATATAACTGTTTTCTACTCGCGTAACATCTTATAGGTAAATTGATATCTTTCGAAAATAAACGAAACATACGATCTATAATTATCATAACGTTATTATACTGATACATTATTTTTTACTCTTAAGTCTTTTCAAGATACTTGTTGTCCACCCAGATGCTTCAAGTTGTTCTTTAGATACATATTTAAGGTCTTTTAATTTGAAAATACCTGTTGTAGATAATTCTTGCCACTCGTGTAATGATATCTTTGATTCTCGTAACTCTTCGGGTGTTTTTTCGCGTTCTTCTAAAATCCTGTCATCTAAATGTTCATCTGCGGCTCTCATAAGATAATATGCCATCGCAGTTATTTCACTTTCATTGAAGGAATCATCAATACCATCATCTAAATAACTCTTAGAAAATGAATCCTTTATGAGTGTTCTCAACTCAACAAAATCTAAATCACCTCTACCATCCATATCCGCGTCCTTGAAACTCTTTGTGGCGACACACGCCTGGGTGGCATACTTTGCAGCTTCTTTTTGAACATCGAATGTTTCTAGAATGGCACCCTTATATAATTCCGATTTAGCACCCAACCCAAATTTAGCAATAAAGCTAACCAAGGTGGTTGCGAGTCCCAACAAAACAATACCTGAAGTAAATTGCATCAGAATGAAAAGGTAATCCATTTCTCCAATCAAACCTGTTTGTTGTATATCAAACAATATACCATACCTGTAGAAATCGTAATATATACCATTTGGTTGTCCACTTGTCAAATTAATCGGATTGTCTATGTCAAATGCTGTACCACCACCATCTTGACTATACAGTATTTCATCACCCTTTGAAAACCAACCAATTTTAGGAGACACTGTCACTACGGCATAGACCTCACTATCACCTATGTTTGTGTGAATAATACGATCGAGATCGAAATTATGATACTTGACTGCGATATTTAAACGCAACCCACTCGTTCTCACGTAGGGATACTTTTCTATGTCTTCCCCAACGCCATTGAAACCTGAGATATCTAGACCACCTACATTCTGTTCATCATATGGTTTATCGAGGTCAATTCCTGTGATATTCAACCACTCAGATAGTTTCAAACGAATCGATGACCCCTTCTCGAATGTATATAAATTGTCATCGGAACCTTCTTTCCGAACGTATGTAATTGGCTTTGAACCAGATTGGAGACGTGAATCATAGTAATGATTGAATGCGAAATAACTCTCTTCTATACCCGGTGCTAAAAAGTTTGTAGATTTCGAGTGTTCACATCTTCCCATAACCTCGGTCGCGTCACCAAGACCGTTCAAGTCAGAAATACAACCACCGAGAGGTTTCAGGTATCTCTGTTTAATTGTTTCAGATATATGTGTTGTAAAAAACATTACATTACCAGAAGGTAACTTTGAGATTAATTCAGCTCCCATATAGAACGCACATACCGGTGCGCTATAGTACCAATCGTCGGAGTATTTAAACTTGTAATTTGTGAGAGTATCGCAAAATGACGAACCACCATTATATATCGCAGTTTGAGTAGAAGTGTACTCAGTCGATGCTAAACCCCAAGCACTCGCGACACCGGTAGGAACTTCAGTTACGATATACGTTTTTCCTGTAAAAAGTGAATATATAACCCAACTTACGATACCCAAACTGAAAATGATATTTAATAGAGCTAATTTCCAATCACGTATGACTACAACTTTATTAGCCGAGAATGAGAGATTAACGATATTACCACGCAACCATTTCCAAAATGGATTAATATGAGCCGGAGTATAAGTCATATACTACTGCAATTTATTTTTACAAAGTGGAAAACACACTGTAAAAACAACTAACTCTCCCAATCGGGTTCGAACCGATGACCTTGCGATTAACAGTCGCACGCTCTAACCAACTGAGCTATGGGAGAAAAAAGGTCCTCTCTACCTGAATCGAACAGGTGACAAATGGAACTACAGTCCATTGCTCTACCAACTGAGCTAAGAGAGGATCAACGAGCTCCCACCAAGACTTGAACTTGGGGTGGTGGATTCAAAGTCCACAGTGTTGACCAACTACACTATAGGAGCATTCATTACAGGGGGACCCCCTTTGTTATATAGTATACGCAATAATTCTTTAAGTGTATTAAATTATTATTTGTAAATACTTATAGGTCTCGTGAAATCTTTATGTATTGTATATATAGATGAAAGTGATTCTTCGTGATAGTCCGAAAAAAGATAAAAAATATAGGGTCACGTTCGACGACGGAAAGCATGTAGATTTCGGAGGTAAAGGCTATTCAGACTTTACTATTCACAAAGATCCCGAACGTATGCGTAGATACGTGGCGAGACATTCGCGTATGGGTGAGACGTGGACCAAATCCGGTATGCGTACGGCTGGGTTTTGGTCAAGGTGGCTTCTTTGGAGTCGCCCTTCAATGCCAGAAGCTAAAAAATACATGACTAAACGGTATGGAATTCGTTTCGTTTAAAAGAAGTTATCCGTTCTATACATCTTCACGTCATACGGTGAAGAACTACCCATGACGGAAACCTGGTCACTATTGTACAGCTCCTGGCACCCTATATCGTCCATACAATCCCGACCGTCGCGGGACACGGGGACTGAATATATCTGCTCACCAGACGTGGACGTGTAATAATTATACCTATCTCTGTGCCCGCGAGCCTCCTTCCCATATAGGGGTAACGTCTCTCCACCAGGGCCGGATAACAAACCCATTTGCTGCACGTGCCCAGGTTTATACATCTTGATAGGCGGTCTCCTAAATTCGGGCTCGCGTATGGGTATTTTATATTGTATGGGTTCAGGTACGCGAATACGTATAGGACGCGCTTGGTGTGTGCGTATTTTTTGCTTCTCAGTCTCCCTCAAATATGTTATAAATCCAATATAAACCAAAAGTACTATCACAAGACCAAAAGCTATGGCACTCTGCGTCTTTCGTTTCATTTATATAGATGTAGAAATTAAATATGGTTGTATACTAAGATGGATAAAAAAAAATCAAAACACTTGAAAAAAGTAAGTATGCATGGTCTCTACAACAAGAACAAATTCTAAAAACGTGGGGTGAAGCGTCTGCGTGTTATAGGTACATGCATAATCACGCGTTTTTAATTTATAAAAAACAAAACATGCACTTTTCACTACCTGTTATTATCCTGTCTACAGTGACAGGGACTGCAAACTTTGCACAAAGTTCACTACCTTCAAGTATAAGAGGTGCAGCACCCGCGATGATTGGTGGTTTGAATTTGATTGCGGGTATAATCGCCACAGTGATGCAATTCCTAAAAATAAGTGAGATGATGGAAGGAAACCGAGTTGCGTCACTTCAATATGGTAAACTTTCGAGAACAATTCGCCTAGAATTAACACTCCCATTAGAAGAAAGATCGTGTGATGGATCTACTATGTTAGATACATGTCGTGCAGAATACGATAAACTTATAGAACAGTCCCCACCAATTCCGTACTTCGTGATCCGGGCGTTTGAAAAACAGTTCTCAGATGATTGTGGAATTTTCAAACCAGAAATAATGCACATTCAGCCGATTGATATGTTCGTAAGTGAAGACGAATTGAGTAATGAATTGAAAAGGGAACTAAAACAGTTAAGGGGGCGTACGACCACTGACCAACTTACGGATATTATCATAAAATCTTCGATAGACGACGAGTCAGATATACAATCATCACGAACATAATGAGATTAAAGAGTGCGACACACACTAGTATAGGTATAACTCTTTTCTTTATCGGTTCTAATACTTTTCTATATAAAATTTGATTATTGAAAAAAATATCTAAAGCTTGTTCAGTCAGATCATCTTCGATGGATTCTTTCATTAAAATAACACCACAAAAAAAACAGCGACCCCTGACGCTACATACTAAAGAAATTCAACTTCTTGAAAAATATATATCTGAAGGGAAAAATGTTTTCATATGTGGACCCACGGGTAGGGGGAAGTCGTTTGTAGCATCTGACGTCATAACGGATAAGAATGTAATAGAATTACAAGCAGATACGTTACAAAAAAATCGGATTACATTTCAAGATACTTTGCGGTCGAATTCAATCGTGTTATTAGATGGATACGATACGAGTATACACTGGCATAAACAAATTGTAGACTATGTTTCAAATGGTAATCCAGGTGTGAAAAATTCATTGATTGTGACGTCCACGTCTGTACACGTACTTCCACATTTCGAGCTTATTATCGTACCACGTCGTACACCAGATGAAATCGCTTCACTTCTTTCAGATAACCCTCGTTCTCGTCTCGCCGCGGAAAAATGTGATGGAAATATATTTAATTTTTACGACTACGTGTATAATTCAGATGAAAAGGATATTTTTAAAACATCCAAAGATGTCATTGCAGACATCTTATGTTCTACCGGGACATTCGATATTTCACAAACACTTCACGAACATGGGCATGTATGTGATGTGATACATGGGAATTATTTAGATTCTGAAGATCACTCAACGGTTGTAATAATCGATGCATTGTCTCAGGCGGATTTGTATGACACTAAAATTTATAGGACGGGTGAATGGGATCTCATGCCGTATTATGCACTCAACGCGGCTGCGTTTCCTAAAATGTATATGGGTAAACCATTACAGGTCAATACAATAAAGGCTGGTAGTTCGTGGACAAAATATGGTAACTATAAAATGCGGTTGAATAAACTGAAAGATATCCAATCTAGGAACACTACGCGGTTGGGAGTGGACGAATTGAGCGTTTTACGGCAGTATATGGCAAAAGGTGATTTCGAACACGCCTTATATTATAAATTAAACCCCGGTGATTTTGATGTTATGAATCATCTGGCATTAGGTAACAAATACAAACCAAATGAAGTAATGAAAGTTAAAAAGAATATGCGAAGTTTATTAAATGAGTTCTGACAACGAGGACGAACACGAAGAGACAACTGCCGATGTACGCGCCGTAGGGTGTGATATTTATTATTACGGTGATGTAGACCGAAAGAATGTCCTCGACTTTATCGAAAAGTTCAAAACGTTGGAGGTTGATCTACTCAAGAAAGCGATTGATCTCCCTGGGTACACTCCGATAATCAACATTCGCATTTGCAGTGATGGTGGCGACGTGCACGCTGGTATGAGTGCTATGGATACACTTAAAAACTCGAAAGTTCATGTGAATACATACGTTGAAGGTGTATGCTGTAGTGCGGGGACCTTTATTCTGTTTGGTGGGGCGCGTCGATATATGGGAAAACATGCATATGTACTTATCCATCAACTAAGTTCGGGGTTCATGGGTAAGTACGCTGAATTGAAAGATGAATTGAAAACATGTAAAAAAATTATGAAAACCGCAAAAAAATTATATAAATCTGAGACTGACATTCCAAGAGACGTCCTCCGGGATATGATGTCACGTGATATATACATCGATGCAGAAGAATGTATCAAATATGGCGTCGTTCACGAGCTGTTCTGACAACCACGTATCGCCTATACAGACCGAACATACATAAGATCACAACAATAATACTGAGCGTATTCATATTAAATGGAATATTCGTGAATGGTTGGGGCTTAAGCCTCTCCATACGTTCATGATTTATAACCGGTAAACCAGGCATCTATTTAAAGTAAATAATTTAAATAATCATATGAAACGCCTTGTACAAATTGAGTACACCGAGATTCACATTCGAAATTGTAATTAGAGAGTATAAGTGTGTAAAACACAATGAACCGAATCGCTATCGACATTGATGAAGTACTCATGCCATTTGTGAAGCCTATGGCAAAATGGAAAAAGTTATCGATGCCAACTAAACCAAAGTATAGTTATATTTACAGTAACATGTTTACTATTTCAGAAAAGGAGTCGAAGGCGATGGTACGCGAATTTTACAAATCTGAAGTATTTGAAACTATTCAACCCCACGAGGGGTCCATAGACGCTATAAAAGAACTCCGCGACCGATACGATAAAATGTATATCGTCACGGGGCGCCAAGAATATGCCAGAAGTGAGACAGAGAAATGGGTTAACACGTATTACCCAGGTCTATTTGATGATATAATATTGACAAATAGTTTCACGAATCATGAGGTGTTTAAATCAGATATGTGCAAATGTTTAAATATCGGTCTTATCATCGATGATAACGATGTGACATGCGCACTTTCTAAATATGCAGGTGTATCGGCTATACATTTCGCTGGATATGATGGTGAAAATGTATATCCATGGTGCCATTACGGATCGGATAGTGTTTTAGATTGGTCGGAAGTTATAGAGCGTGTTGATCAAAAGTAAACCTAAGTGTATAGTCCATAAAATATTGTTATACTATTAGATATGGCTGGAACCATGCTCGGCATTCGAATTCCTATACTAGTATCGCGACCTACACCCAAAAAACAATATAAACGGGGTGTTACGGCTTACTATTCATTTAACTTGAAAAATAGTAAGTCGTTGGAAAAGGTTGAAAGTGATTTATCTATGTTTCATATAGTGACATTCGTTGACGATGGTGATTTTGGTGTATATTCAGTGATGTCAGAAAATCACGAAGGTGTTTCGGAAAATTGTATCATCGCATTCCGAAATTTTGAAGATGCTTTTCGCTACAAGACATTACTCGAAGCAGAAATGTGTGTCACCCCATATGTACAATTCGCCTCGAGGTTTGAACTTGAGCATATGTGCATGATTGGTACTTATCAGTGTCACGTGATTGACGAAAACGCTCTTATCACACCACCTACGCAAACTGTTAAGATAACGGACATGGAAAGACGTTCGGCTCTCTTAAACGGGCGATGGACAGTGAAATGTAAAAATGATTAATTTGTCACAACACTTTCTAAACTATTTACGCTGTTGTCTGGTGTCACACTTGGTCTAACTATACATGGATGTGATGACATAGTATACACTGTATCAAATGTGTGAAAACACGTATTGCACCGGACAACCCCATAACGCGCATTCAGGCGAGCGTTGATATCCCTTATATCATGTGATCCTATATGTTTTATGAATGTCTCCATATTTTCAAAATTTTTACCACATAGGTCACATGAACATTCAAATGGTTGTCTATAATCATAATTTTTTACATACTTTCTGAATATAAATTTTAAACACATGTATGTATATATTAGTTACTTATTTTTTCCCACTGAATACGCCTTTAACAATACTCGACAACTCGATGAGTAGTGCAGCTTGCTGTGTCATCACGATAAGTTTAGCCCTATCAGTTTTAGGTGATATATCGCCATACCCTACCGTACTCATAGTGGTGAACGCAAAATAAAATGGGTCGAGTGGACTTTTGAAACCAAAATCTTCTTTCGGTAATATCGAATATATCAAACCATACGCGAGGGTGATAATCAGTAGACTCAATATTTGCGGGTTCATATTATATTATATACGTATATTATAATATGGATAACCAGGGGTTTGCACTTCTGATGATATTAATTGTTATGATTTTTGTCTTACTTAGTAGGCGCAAATCACTTAATGTAGAGTATAAAGCATTTCTCCTAACTTTACCGTCATCTATAAAACGTCAAGAAACGTTTATGAGTTACTATAACGATAACCTTCCACTTGAAATTATATACGGTAAAGATACAAAGACGGTCGAAAATGCGTCGAAATATAAGAAATATGTAAAACCTGAATATTTCAAGGAAGCGCTCGAGATGCACTACGATTCGGTGAAGAAGCGACCGGATATCACATACTTTAACATGGGAGCGATTGGATGTTACATGGGACACATGGAATTTTATAAACGCTGCTTCGATCAAAATATAAAATACGCGTTAATGTTTGAAGATAATGTAATCATATTGAATGATAAATTTTATAAAAAGGTCCAAAGTGTGATAGACGTGATGGGTGACGACTTTGAAATATGTTTCTTCCACTGCCTTTCCAGGTATTCAGATGGTAAAGATCACGGATTAGAACGTGTAAAATGGATAACGAGTATGAAGTGTTATCTCATACACGTAGAAAATATGAAAAAGTATTATAATAAATTCTTTCCTATAGATAACCACGTAGACCTGAAACATGAAGATATTATAGCCGCAGGGGCTCGCGTATATTACAAGGATTTGCGAAAATATATCAAAATTGATCGATCGGGGCCCAGTACGATAGGTCACAGCGATTGGAGTAATAAGAATTTCTTTTCACGACAGTATCCATCTGATACACCTGTAGTACTTAAACCTGGCTTTTAATATTAAATAACGTCCATACTCTTCCGACTCGTTTTTGCCCGTGTCAATGCAGTTAACCATCTAGACATGGCTTTTGTAGGGATCGAGGTAGATGAATTATCATCACAAGCTATTATACTTAAACCATTACACACATCAGGTTTATGTTCCTTATCCGGAAACGCGTCATTAAAGGCCTTTATTGATATACCTGGGATATCGGGTGCATCTGACAATAACCGGTCATATTCCTCGCGAGATTTCATCATGAATTCAATTACGTCAACTCTATGTTTAACGTCTAGGGATAATTCCATATCGATATTTCTATAAAATTTAGACCACTGTATACACATTGATGAGTGTGCTCCGATTAGAGTTAAACTCTGACTAAACTTACTGATAGATGCGAGAATACCACCTAATACGTTCAAAAATGCGAAAAAATATTGAACCAGAATGATACGTGTATGCGTGTCAGCACTCATATTTTCACTACCACTTGGATTGAGAACAGCAAATCCACCGACACCAGTTATACTCGCTATGATGATACTTGGATAGGATAGATAATCATTTTGTTTCTTGAAATACAACCTTGAATGATTATGTAACCACCTATACCCAGCCGCTTTTTCGGCCCATTTAACGAGTATTTTTTCTTGTTTATCACACCACGTACAACCATGGGGCGCATCCGATTCACCCATTTAGAGTTAACTGATATATTTTTTGAGGTCCGGTTTCATCTCCTGTACCCACCACTTCTTTTCATCTGGGTCCCATTTTGCACCGTGAGATTTGGCTATATCTTTCTCATCATAAGGAACATTCAATAAAATACGAGCACCTTTCACCGCACGTGGTTCTATTACCCAGTTCCAGGCTTCGTCTTCAGATGCAAACGACTTATATACAGCCCCACTATACCCATCAATTTGCGCCTTCGTGTCCTTCCACATGGTATATACACCGGGGATATGTCCCCGAATGACCCTATAAAACTTATTCTTACTAGATTTAACAGTTCCACCAGCACTTTCAAATGCTAATTTATCCACTTCTTCATTCTTTGGATCCCCGTTATGCGCCTTTACCCATTTCCATTCTACACATTTCATTTTATTACGAGCTTCGTCGATAGCGATCCACAATTCTTTATTTTTTACCGCAGTCCCCGTAGACGTTTTCCATTCGTTTTTTTTCCAATTTATTATCCAACTACTAATTCCATTCTTCACATATTGACTATCAGTGAATATACAAACTTCATCAATATTTTGTTTTCCACATTCTTCTAATGCTTTTAAAATTGCGGTCATCTCCATAACATTATTAGTCGTGTTAGACTGTTTACCACTAATCTTAAAGTCATTTCCGATAGCGCCCCAACCACCACACCCGGGATTTCCTAGACAACTACCATCAGTGTAAACATCGTACATGATTACTTATCGCGGTTTGTCCTTATACTCTGAAGCCTTTTTGGGTGTTTTACATATGACATCACCACAATGATCCCTATTCTGATACACAGAATTTATGGATGTTGCCACTTCTTCACACGATTTAAGGGACCAACGTCCTAACATAGGTTTATCCACTTTAATAAAAAGGTCAAACACTTTCTTGAACATTATATTAAATGGGAGTGTTATTTTTAAGTTTCCTAAAACAGTTCATCTTCAACTTTTATTTTAAGTTTGCAATCATCTTTCGGGTAAGTCACACATAACATGGTATAACCTCTCATCAGTTGATGTTCATCAAGACAGGATTGTGCATCCTGGCTTACACGACCCCATACTAATCTCGCCACACATACAGAACACGAACCTTCGCGGCACGAATATGGGATGTTGAGACCTTGTTTTTCCGCTGCATCTAGAATGTACGTTTCATCATCACACTCAAAGGTTTCATCACCACCGGGTGTAATGAGAGTAATTTGATAATTTGCACGGACAGCTACACGAGACTTCTTCTTGATAAGACGAGTTCGTGGTACGAGCGGTGGTCTAACATGACAAGTGGCAAGGGTAGACATACTATTTTAATATAAATAATATTTTTCAAATAACATTAATTGTGCATTTAAAAGATGACCCTCAATATAACAACGTTCTGGTAGCATCTGCACCTGGGTTATTCAATCTCCATACGGCACGCTCGTCGTCGCATTCATGGTCGATAACTCTCCCCAACTCTCCTAAACTCTCCTTCTCACTCTCAAGTTCCACCAATTGTGTCTCTAAAGCAACCCTTTTACGCAGAACCTCGAAGTTTTTATCCCTCATATACTTTATACATACGTCCCGGTCGTGTGAACCAGCCTCAGTCTTCATAGCCTCGGTGATTCTCGATCGAAGCTTCAACCCACGCAACTCCATCGATGCCTGTTTAGTGGCTGTCCGGTTTACGTAACGCATCCGATTATTCATCATGTACCGCTCATTCAGGGGGGGGGACATGCCAAAATATTGTTGGACCCTCACAACCCTCGCAACCTCCTTGGAAGGTTTAGCCATCTGATCATACACCTCCTTCAGCAATCCACACATCCTTAAGTAGTCACCCTCTGGCATCACATTTGAATGGGTGTCAATCAACTGCATAATCTCAGTAAGAGGTTTCATGGTTCGTGTTCTTTTTTGAGTTTTGGAACGGACTTAAGTGGTTTTTCCGGTTTGAAGAAATCATTAAACGGACACCCTTCGCATCGTCTATGACGTACCGCACATTTGAGTGCGTCGGCGTTCTTGATACAAGGTTTTTTCCGTTGTCGATAGGTTCGCCGCCGTGTAATTGCGTAAGTAAGGATCGAGGTTTGACCTATAACTAACATACTACACTAGGGATTTTCAGTTTTAAATAGCGTTATCGTGCACTTTAAAACTGAATTATATTTTATATTTTTTATTAATTAACCGAAACCAACAAATTAGTTGGAGAAGGCGAGGCCACCCATACCGCTTTGGATGCGGAGGACGTTGTAGTTGACCGCGAACATGTTGAGGTTGGTCGCGACGGCACCCGCCTTGGTCTTGATAGCAACTTGCGCGTTATCGATGCGCGAGAAGTTGCAGGTACCGGTCGGCTGGTGCTCTTCGGGCTTGAGCGCGAAAGAGTACGAGTACACACCGGGCAGAGGCGAGCCAGTGTGGTGGTTGTAGGCTTGGACTTGGTTGAAGTACTTACCGGTTTGCTCCTTGAAGCGGTCTTGGCCGTTAAGCACAAGCTTGAACGTGTCGATAGGGCCGGCGAGTTCTTCGGTCCAGGCTCCACCTGCGGAAGTCGCCTGCAGAAGGGGGGCACCGGTCATCGCCGTGGAGATGAAGCAGTTACCGGAAGTGGCACCCACGCACACGTTGGACGCGAGAACGACATCGTTGGACGAAGTGAAGTTCCACAAGTTGGCGCGAGAAACCGAACCCTGGTCGGCGCACCACACAAGCTCCTTAACGGGGTGGTTGTAGGAGAGGCGGATCTGCTTGGTTTGATTCGCGGCGGCAAGGGCATCAGACCCCGTATGTTGCACTTGCTCGATCAGGTATTCATGACCCTTCTGGGCGAAGCGGCGACGCTCTTCGGTGTCCAGGTAGATGTAGTTGGCGTACACCTTGAAGGTGGAGCCATCGGTGTATTGGTCGAACTCGGAGGACAGGTCGAAATCCAAACGGACTTCGTGGTACTGGAGCGCGATCAAGGGGAGCGCCAAACCGGGGTTGCGGTTGAAGAAGAAGATCAGAGGGAGGAAGATCTGACCGGCATCAACACCGGGGGTGGTCATCTTACCCCAAGACGCCTTCTTGGACTCGTCGAGGTAAAGCTCGGAGTACAAACGCCACCACCTTTGGTAGTGCTTGTCGATGCGCTGACCCCCGATGGAAAGTTCAACATCCTTGATGGCACGCTCCGCGGCGAAGCAGGTGTCATCGGCGGAGCCAACGATTTCCGCGAGACCAGCCTTGGCCTTGAGTTCGACGTACATGTCAGCGACGAGGTCACCGTTACGGGCGACGGTCACGGAGACACGGCCGTTGTCAGCGGGGTTACCGTTGACGGTTTGTTCGATGTTTTCCATCGCGAAGTTGGTGTGGCGCTTGTAAACAGCCTGAAAGAAAGTTACAGCGGGGTTGCCAGTCAGGTAGACATCCTGGGCACCGTAAGCGACGAGTTGCATGAGACCACCAGCCATTTTTTTTGTTGTACTATACACCAACATTTTATTTCAGCGCGAAAAAACATGCACTCTTTTTCCTGTGTGTACATAAAATGTTGACCGTCACCGAGAAGAAAGAAGAATCTGAATATGAATCCGAGTCCGAGTCCGAGTCCCCGTCAGAGTCCGGAGTTGAGGAAATTGATGGTGCTGAAGAAGATGTTGACCTCGCGGAATATGAAACTGATGATGAAGGTGAACTTGACCCCACCGGCCTCATGGTCGAACTTCTCGAGACTGCTCTTATCACACCTGAAGGTGAGACGGTCTGCAGTGCACTCGTGAATGTGGGGCGGCAACTTGAAATACAAAATAAAATTATGGTCAAACTTTTGTCCACGCTTCAAAAAAATCGAGCTTAGAAAAATGACCCCCTAATATAGAAAATGTCAGAGGGCACTCACTTCATCAGCGAAAATGCTGGGTACGAGGAAGCAAACAGTGCCATGAGGACAAATGAAATTAAATCTTTTAGTGATGAAGAGTTCAAACACTTCATCGACGAACTGGAACATATGTGGAAGATTAACGAACATAACGATCAATATCTATCGTACCGAATTGGATACGATAATTTTTTTACAAAAAACGAACTCAGTGAAGATGGTCTACCTACGAGCGTAAATATAGAAACGATCTGCACCAAATACAAAAACGTTCGAGATGGCTTGTGTGAATTGTATCACAGGGCCAACACACTTAACCTCTTAGAGTTTGAACGTGAGAACGAAGATGTGAAAATGGCTACGAGAATTAACCGCCTGATAGATCAAGTAGACGACGCTTGGCAAATTGTATTTCGTAACGCTCGTATATACGATAGAGTAAACAATCCTACATATGTTCCAATTAACCCAGAATCCGACCCCTCCCTTTTCCGTGTTTCCACGATCGCGAACATTCAAGAACTTTCTCCATTCCAACAGTCTATTTTGCAAACACTTCGCTACCTGTACGAAAACAACATCAAGAGATACAAGGGACAATGCTGCACCGAAATCAAAACAGCATCTGGGGCTTCTACTAGAGCGTGGAAACCTATACAAACAATCCAAGAGTTTGTGTATAGTGTCAGTAAGAAGGAGATACATTTTGAACTATGGAAAAATTTAACATCACGTGGGACCGGTCACCGGGACGTTATCACATACCTATCAAATTGTAACGACATGCAATTCCCTGATATTATCAAAAACCGTAACGTGTGGTCATTTAACAATGGCATTTTCATCGGTAAAGAACGGTCGGATAAGGACGGTATGTATAAGTCATCGTTCTATACATACGAATCACCAGAGTTTAAATCACTTGACCAAACCGTTATGAGTTGTAAATACTTTGACCAGGATTATACCGACCACTCACACCTCGAGGATTGGTACGATATCCCCACGCCTTATTTCCAGTCTATCCTAGATTACCAGAAATTCGACGAAGATGTGTGTAAGTGGATTTATGTTCTCGGTGGTCGCCTATGCTTCGACGTTAATGATATGGACGGTTGGCAAGCGATCCCCTTCCTAAAGGGTGTTGCGCGCTCAGGTAAGTCTACGCTAATCACGAAGGTGTTTAGAAAGTTCTACTGTCCGGAGGACGTTCGCACGCTTTCGAACAATGTTGAGAAAAAGTTTGGTCTATCGTCCATTTACGACGCGTTCATGTTTATCGCTCCTGAAGTTAAGAACGATCTCGCACTTGATCAAGCCGAGTTCCAATCCATCGTGAGTGGAGAAGACGTATCGATCGCGGTAAAACACGAGAAGGCTAAATCCATCGAATGGAAAACGCCCGGTATTCTTGGTGGGAACGAAGTACCCCACTGGAAAGACAACTCTGGAAGTATTCTGCGCCGTATTTTGACAGTCAATTTTGGTAAACAAGTAAAAAATGCTGACCCTACGTTAGATGTAAAGTTAGAGAGTGAACTCCCCGTCATTCTCCAAAAATGTGTACGCGCGTATCTACTCTATTCACAACAATACGCCAATAAGGATATCTGGAATGTTCTTCCAGAGTATTTCAAGAAGGTGCAAAAGCAAGTCGCGCTCGTTACCAGTCCACTCGAGAACTTCTTACAGTCGCATATGGTCAAAATCGACGAGAACGCGACGTGCCCCATGACCGTCTTCCAGGATGCATTTAACAACTTCTGCGTATCCAGAAACCTTGGTAAGAAGACCATCAATTACGATACATATATCGGGCCATTCAGTCAGAGAGACTTATCAGTGAATGTCGATTCGCGACTGCATAATGACATGATGTACGATGCACAGGAATTCGTAGTGGGTCTCGACGTGGTTATATCTCTTAATAATTAAAATATACGCGTAAAATATATGGGGCAATTTAACCATTTTGTCAACAATGAAAATATACCATCATTTAATGAAGTCTTACGAACCGAACCGTACTTAACGAACGCTAACCGGAATAAACTGCAACGTGCGCGCACAAATGATAACATGCGCGCGTACGACAAAATGACGAACTTGACACGGAAGAGAATTGATAATTCTAATCTCACGAAACTCGTAGTCGGTTCGCTTCAACTCGGATTTTTTAATGCTATAGTCAACCGAGAGTATGACGCAACAAAACGTATTAATTTAGAAAATGTGATTAATAAACCTGTACCCGGTAGAGATACTTTACCGGGCACTACATTAGATATAGAAGTTACGAAAATCAAGTTGATATACGGTCGTTACACTGGGGGTGTAGAACGTTCCAAGTCTGGTATGGTCGGTAAATTTAACCCGTTGACGAATTATTTTATGGCCCAGGTAACTGCGAGTATGTATGACGGGTCTGTTAGACAGGGTATAAATTTCCGTATATATAAGAATGGTAAAATACACTTTTCCGGTGGGTTTATGAACAATGATATCACTCACGCGGGAAAAATACAAAAATACATTGTCGATAATTTTACGAATAGAGAAAACTTTTTATACAATCCTATTATTTACAACAATATCGTCGGTCAATTTAAGATAAATGGTTCGACCAATTTGACCAAAGTAGCTGCCACGTTTGCAAAGACCGGTAAAGTTAGTTACGAACCAGAATTACAGGCATCGTTACGCATGGAACATAAGGGTAGAACATTTCAACTGTTTACTTCAGGTGTTGTACAAATATTGGGTGTTAATAATAACGCCGAAATGATAGCGTCTTATGATATAGGTAAAGGGTTGGTAAAAGAACTTGTAGTTCTAGACTGTGTGAAAATACTTGGTACTCAGGTAAATACCGCCGTCGTCAAGCGTCGTGTCGCGAAGACTGTCACTAGCAATAAAAATGAAGGGAATGTGAGTTACAATAAAAATAAAGAACCTACCAAACGAATCATAATCTCAAAAAAGATATGTACGTCATACAGTAAGCCCGAACTTATGGCCCTCGCCAAAAAGCTTGGTATAACGAATATCAAGTCTACTATAACTAAAACCACGTTATGTGACCTCATTAAAAAACACGTATATGGTAATTTTGAAGTAAATGGTCACCCATGTAAAGTTCATTCAAAGGATTATCTGATTTCTGTGGCCATGACTAAAGGTATTACCGTATCCGATACCGATACAGTAAATACATTGTGTATAAAATTAGAATTACCCCCTCCTAAAGCACCCACTAAAAAAATTATTACCGCAAACAATACGGTGATTAGCAAGGTTGATTACAAAAAACGTCGGTTAAACGATAAGAGTGTTAAGGAGAATATAAAGAAACTTTACGGTAATAAATGGCTTACTCAATATAAAAACGTAATGGAACCTCTTAATAAAAACGTAATGGAAATGCAAAAAGCTATTAACGCACTCAATCTTAAAAAGAATAAAAAGGGGTTACCATTTAAAAAGGGTGTCGATGATGTTAAAAAGAGTGTGGTGAGAACGTGGAAATCGCAGCGAAAAGTTGAGTTGAATAAAAAATTAAATAATCTGAATAACATTTTTGCTAAAAATCTTGAAAATTTCATGAATGTTGCAACACCGTCGCCTCCGAAGAAGAACAATAAAAAACGATTCCCTAAAGGTACACGAGTCGAACAAATTTAAAAACAACTCGCGGACATTATGTATGGATAACCCGAGAAACGTTTTTCTACAACTCTTACGATCAAAAACTGAAATACAAATAGATACTATGGAAAATGTGAGTGTATATATACGAGAATCTATTCTAAACACTATATTTTACGTGATAGTAGAGTATATTAAGTTTGAGCGCAGTACCCACGATACTGGGTTTGGTCCAATTGAAGAAATATATTATTGTACAGATGAATTTATCAACGCCGACGACGCGCGTAAATGGATAAGAGAAAACGTACCTGATGATGACATGGATCTAATCATGTACGTTTTTGACAACCCCCGTAAAATGTATAGGTCTAAGCATAGACGTACACTTTTGTACCTTAAAAACATGTTATATTTCGATTTATAAGTTTAGTGGGCTCAGAAATCTGTTTCAAATGTGAGGTGTGATAAGAAAAATCATACCCGAGAAAAGACGATTTTATTTTATCAGAAAGTGCAAACCCTTCATAACTCTTCGCAACACCTTCACATACAGCTCCATTTTCAACTTCCATTAACCTATCTTCGAGCATGATGAACTCTTTCAATTTTTCTTTTGTCATTCCATCATTCTTCATTTTAGTAAACATTTCTTTAGATTTTCCATTCGTTATATGAAAATAGTCCGTTTTGTATCCCAAATGGGAAACCTGTGTCTTATTATTAGTATCTATATTGATCGTAAAAATAACATACAAAATTACGGCAAGTAAAGCGGGTATTATCATTTAGTAGTATCCAAGATATTAAAAAGATCTTTAAGTTTGTGTAAAATGTTGAAAAGTTGTCGGTCGTCGCCAATCGTTTTTGGGTCGATAATTTCCAATTCGATTTGATACACGACCGGGTCTTCACTATCCATGTCACGTGTGTCACCCATACACGTGGTGAGGTCAATACTTAAATTTTTTCTGATGAAAGAAAGACGCTCTTTCATCTTTTTTTTATCCATCGTTCTGTCAACATCTGTCACAGGTGTTTCTTTGGAGATACTGACCCGGAAATCGAAGGGTGTGGTTGAATTATTTATGAAATCCTCATTATGGACACGGTGTTTCTGAATGACAGTTTCATCACCCGTATTTTCGTCAACAGTGATACGCGTATTGTCAGTTTCGCGGTAGAAAACTTCCTGTGATGTAGACATAATCTTTTCCCAACCGTCGTATTTTTGGAGGCGGCGCATCACGTTAGTGAACGTGTCTTTACCGATATTCGTATCAAACATTTTACCATTGAATTTACCGAGGCGAATTTCAATCTCAATATGTTCATCGTTTCTGTAACGGTCAATAATCGGTTTTACTTTATCGTATAGGTACTGAACGTCCATTGTATTCAAACTTATATATTTGCATTTCTCTAAATAACTTAGGTTAAAGTTTTCTTTCATTTTAAAAACATGCAAGGTTTCCACAATAATGGTAATACATGTTTTTTCAATGTGGCGATACAATGTTTGTTAAACGTGCGTGAATGCGCAGAGTATATTTTGAATAATGAATATGTGGGTACGTGTCAATTTACTAAAGTATACGTAGATCTCGTACATGTATATTTCAAAAACGCACCGGGTAAAATAAATATAGACCACCTCCTCCATAAGTTCAGGGATGTGTTTCCCCGATTCAAAGTATATCAACCACATGATGCACAAGATGCGTTGTTTTGTATCATAGATATTATCGAAAAGGAGATCCCAATAATAAAGACTTTAGTATACGGTAAACGCACGCAGTATACGGTATGTCCGAGTGGTACGAAGACAACGGAAGAACCATTTAGTTTCTTGATACTAAACAATTTAGATACACGGGACAAAGTGAGTGATATGATGACACGCTCCGATAAATGGGACGTATTGAGCGATTATAAAGACGATTCCGGTGTTACACATAACGTTTCTACTACACGTTCAACGATAACGGAGTATCCGAAAATTTTATTTATTTCTTTCAATAAAAAGCAGTTCGTGGAGATGGACGAATTCAAGCAGTATGAAATATGTGGGAGTATAGTTCATATTGGAACACAAAATGGTGGGCATTACATAACCATTCTAAAACGGGGTGACGGTAAGTGGTATTTACACGATGACGACATGGTAAAGGAGGTCGAATTCCCCGTGAAAGAGACACATCATGTACTCATGTACAGGATAAAAAGTCTCCCATCTTAATATCTTCCTTGATATTCACGAGCGTTCTATAAAACGTCCGCCTCCCGTTCGGGTAGGTCTTATCGTGACGCCTCTGAACAGGTTTCCACCACATCGGCTCATCTTGATGCATATATTGACACTCTACGATCGCGTCTTCTTCTACGTGCACCCCATGGGGGACTTGATCTTCGCGTATTTCGGATTCAAAAATGAGTTTTCCTCGCTCTTGAACGTATAGACGCCATATAGTACCTTTTTTTTTGAATTGGAAATCAATCGTATTCTTATCCCTTGGCTTCCATTTAAACATGGTTTCGTGTGTACCCGTTTTAATTGTGGCCCGTATCGGTGTAAAAATGAGACCGTCAATTTTTTGTGTAACGGTGGGTAGATACTCGTTCATAAATAATTCAAAATCATTTAACATATAAAATTTTTTAACTTTCATTTTAATTGGATCGTATTTTAAAACGGTCAACATCTTTATAACTTTTTCGGTATCGTCAAGGCGATCAATAAAGTTTTTATTTCCAACAACTATACCGGATGTTAAAAGACAATCGTAAATCATGAATGTATCTTCATATAACTCACCTTCAAGAATCGTTCCCTCATATATAGGCTTTCTAAAATTGAGAGCGCATTCAAACATGTCGAGTGCTCTATTCACGAACATACATCGCTTCTTGTTTCCAAACATAAATGCCAGAAGCATATAGCGCACACCGTCCGTCTTTTCACATACGGTGTATGGTTGACTTGTCAATATCCCGAAATGTTTATATTCAATGGATACGGGTTGACACCCAGGAAATGTACCCTTGACACCCCAATGAGTTTCCATAAAGGATATCGCATATGTGTAAATAGGGTCGTCTCTATTTACATATAGACGTTGCATCTGTATTGAGATAATATTTTATTCTTTAAGTTGATTTAATACCAGTTGAATTTAAGATGTTACCGAAACACTCGTGTGTGTACGTACTAGTGACTTCAGCTGCCGTATACGCGACAATCTTTACACCAGACTCTTTAAATTTTTCAAACATCGCACTTGACTTAGGTGCAATTTTGAAGTTACTGGTTCGCCTATCTTTAATTTTTTTGAGAGTAGTCTTATTCATCATGACCCACGCTTTAGGGTTTGTACTTTTCACTGTGTACATATCTCCATCTATAGATCCACCAACAACCGTGTCGAAATGTAGCCCCATTTGTGACACGGGTTCAGTGGACGCCCGTTTCACCTTTTCCGTGAACATACCCCAGTCTATACCCTCCTTCACACCTGGAAATACAATGATGTCGTAATTATCATTCGGCTCGAGCGCTTTTATTAAGGCGTCCGCGTCAATACTCACGCCAAAGTCTATGAAAAGTATCCTGTCATGTGATTTGATACAGTCTTGAATTTTTTCAGACTTGAGAAATGGGTCGTCATTCACGAATATAAGTTCATTATGTACACTTTTTTGCATACATTGAATATTAAATCGTAACACGGAATGTAAAACCTTAACGTGACACGATCGCGACCGTGTGACAATGATTGTTGCAACGCGCATATTACAACTCTATAGGTTTTAAGCCTTAAGCCTTTGTTTTAGGCAACCCGTAAATGGTAGATTTCCTACGTGTCCAAGTGTCGTTTGTACATCTGCAAAAATTTTACCATTCATTTGCTGCCAACGTCTACAAAACGCGTAATCTTCTGATAAGTACCGTTTTGATTCTGGATCGATCATACAATCAAACAGAGCACAATACTCGTCAAAATCGCGGTTCTGATGATCATTTTTACACGTGAGTGTATCCTTGTACTCTTCATGCATTCGCTCAAGTGCAGTGCGCTTAATCATCATAAATCCAGTGGGGCCATCGAGAACTTCGACAAATCCATTTTCAACCGACCGCCTCTGCGCCCCTATATTTACAACAAGACTCGATGAAAGAAGACCAGGGTCTCGTTCATCTTTTTCTTCTATTCCACGCTTGACGTTATCCCACATTACAACCTTTTTGGGATAACACGCTACAGAAATATCATGACCGGATTTTGCAAGGCGTACAACTGATTTCGCATCAAATTCTACGTCCGCATCTATAAACATGAAATAATCTGCGTCGGTCTTTTGCATAAATCTACCTAGAGAAACGTTTCTCGCTCGATGCACGAGACTTTCATTTTCTGTGGTATCAATCATCAATTGAATATTTTCTTTCATTAATTCGACTTGAAGGCGAATAAGACTTGCCATGTATTGTTCGAGACATAGTCCCCCATAACATGGGGTACTTAAAAATATTTTCATGTATAACTATATATTATTACAATTTATCCTCTAAGTATCCTTTTATAATCGTTACAATCTTGTTCAAAGTGGGTGTTGACACACTGCATTTTTCACACACCTCTGTTTTAGATACACGCGATTGTAGTGCCATAAATATAATTGCAGCCGCTACACTCTTCGGTGATTTGCTCATAAGGTCGACACAGTTTTCTATATCCCCACACTTTCTATTGCATGATAACCGCTCTTCGCGAGATACGTCAAAGTTATTGAGTAACCGTTGCATCATGTTATGTGGTTTAGTTACATAGTTCTTATCAGTTTTCTCATCATCTATCACTTCCATAAATAAATCTGTCGTCCGACTCACATCCTTTGACTGGATGCCAAACATTATTGAAATTTCTTCAGTTGTTCTCGGCAAGTTTGAAAGACGACACGCGTATAAAACGCAGTTTGCCTTTATCCCAGAACGTACAGCTCCCCGAGTAAGTTTACCCTCGTTGAATCTTTTATACAATGTCTTTGCATCTTTGAGAACGGTTTCGGGTAAATCTCTACATGCTTCGTCGATATCCTTGTATGCGTGAAATAGTGATCTATCCCGATGATTCATTGAACTATGAAAGTTAATCTTCGCCATACGTTTCGTTTCATACTTTGAAGAGTAACGTGTTTCTATGACAGTGCCTTTACCCCACGCATCGGAAAATAACTCGTGATTAGCCGATGGGATATTACATCTAGACGGATCACTCACGCGACCGTCTTCTGTCACACCACTCGTCCATTCAGCCGTATCATCTATAAAGGTAGCATCGACTAACCCGCACCCTGTACACACCATTCCCTCACGCGTGACAACCTTTTGCTCATTGCACGAGATGCACGTATAATATTTATTTACTGACTTGATTGTTGGTTTATGTAAAATCTGGTCCAGATCGGACCATATAGTAGCCAGTATTGTTTCCATTTATTCTTACAGACCTTTTTAAAAAGTATTGAAATTTCGCACTTAGGCTAGAAATTGTGTTCATCCATCTGGAGTTTCGCTCGCGTTTCGATTCTATTAACCATATCCTTAAACCTAGACGAACCAGGGCTAGAAGGTTTCCAGTCGGACCACGCGGCGTCGATCGTTTCGTATCCAAGTGGTAGTTCCATTCGTCCGTCAAGTTCCGAATCGGATACTACAAAACCACTCAAATCGGTGTCGTCGCTGTCTGAATCGTTGAGTATCTCACTATCTGCATCCATAACAATCTCATCGAGTATGACATATAGGTCGTCTTTAATATGCATAAAAATGGTTTCGCCGGATTGGTGGTGTTCACATATACTGGTATCTCTTAATATATTCGTATAATCATCTAATGTATATACTTGTGCATCTTTGTATATTAAAGATGTTTCTGAGTAATATTTAACTATGAGGTAATCTTCACAATTCTCTTGTACTACAGCGTACATCTCATCTTCTACGTCTTCAACGTTCACTAAAATTTTTATTAAATCTCCAGAATATATTTCTGAAATCGGTATCATATCTAAAGAGTTCGGACAAAAAATATTCATAGCTATTACCACACGTGATGGGAGTGAAAATTCTTTCTAAAGTCGACTGTAAATATTGTGACTACGCTGAAACGTTATGCAAAGACCTAAATCTCGAGTATAGTAAAGAATTGGTAGACAAGTTTGAATTAAAAGAGCGGTGTGGATCTGGGGTGACAACGTACCCCCAGGTTTTCGTAAACGATAAATATGTGGGTGACTACTTCGCGTTTGAAGAGTATATAGACAACACTGAACATATACTTCTTCCTACACTCTCTAGGTTTACCGTGTTTCCTATCGAACACGAGAATCTATGGTCCCTATACAAAAAGGCTCAAATGTCTAATTGGACAGCGGAGGAAGTTGATGTATCAACTGATATGGACGACTGGACAAAATTAACCGATAACGAACGCCATTTCATTAAATATATTCTCGCATTTTTTGCAGGGTCAGATGGTATCGTATTTGAAAATATAAACAATAATTTTGCTGACGAAGTGCAACTTACCGAAGCACGTTCCTTCTACGCGTATCAATGCCATAATGAGATGGTGCACGGGGAAACGTACAGTAAACTCATAGATAAGTATATCCGAGACTCTTCGGAAAAACAGAAACTCTTTGACGCCATTCAGACTGTTCCTTCTATCAAACATAAAGCAGACTGGGCGATGAAATGGTTCGATAAATCTCGAACGTTCGCTGAAAGACTTTTCGCATTTGCATGCGTTGAAGGCATTTTCTTTTCAGGGAGTTTCTGTGCTATCTTCTGGTTAAAAAAGCGTGGACTCATGCCCGGCCTGTGCTTTAGTAACGAACTCATTAGTCGAGATGAAGGTCTTCATTTAGACTTCGCACTCGAACTATTTAAAATGTTGAGTTTTAAACCAATTCAAGACACGGTATACGAGATTTTAACAGATGCGGTAAATATAGAAAAGGCGTTTATTTTAGAGGCCCTTCCATGTAGTCTCATAGGTATGAATTCTAATAAGATGTCCGAGTACATCGAGTACGTCGCGGATCGTTTACTTAAACAAGCGGGGTTCAATAAAATCTGGAACACGCAAAATCCCTTTGATTTTATGGAAAATATTTCCCTAGATGGTAAGACTAATTTTTTTGAAAAACGTGTGGGTGATTATGGTAAAATGGACGAAACGACTCCGATTTCGTTTGACGAAGAATTTTAATTAAACGTCAAATCTCTACCATCGTCAAGTTTACACGTCGCGATCGCCTTCGTTTTAGCACTTTTAAACGAAACCGGTGCAGGTGCGTTTAAATCACCATTGATATCCATGGGAGCAAACTTCCTACCACTGTCACGCATTTCAATCTGCTTTTCTTTCATGTTTGGCTTAGGAAGCTCAACATCGGCCATACGAAGTGGTGCGATACCCGCAGCCACAGCCGTTCTGGGGGAGATAGCCTTGGGGCTTGGGCCAATAGTAGCCATGGGGCTTGGGCCAATAGCTATATCGTCGTCTGAGTCAGAATCCGAACCAGCGTCTGACTCATCATCTGAGTCTGAGTCTGAGTCTGAGTCTGAGTCTGAGTCTGAGTCAGAGTCAGTAGCCTTGGGAGCAGGACCTATGGCCTGGGGGGGTACGTTAGGTTCATACGCTTCAGATTTGATATTCATCATACCCCACGTCACGAGCATAAACACGACCGTGTGTAAAGCTAACCCACTCATCGAAGGGCACCCGTTGGGGGTGGACACCCATGAACCAAACACCTTCCGCACGAGACGGAAGGTATCGGGGTTGGCGACGATGAAGAACACGAGTGCCGACATGACCGAAATTAAAAGTTTTTGTTCTTGTTTTTTACCGTCGCAGCCACAACCACAATCTTTGAAGAGACCCATTTGTTTTGTTATTGTAATCTGAGAAAAAAAATATACTTAAAGTTTGGTCTCGTATAGAATATACAATAAGTATGTCCAACATTATTCAGCGTTACGAAAATTTCGATGTACCCTCAGTTGTTTTTTCTAAAATGAAGAAGAATAAAAATGGGGGTAAAACTGTATACATTAACGCGCCAGCAAACAAGAAGATGTATCTGCAACTTCCTTTTCTCAGATCCCCGTTCGGTCTAAGCGCCTTCACTGACGAAGCGACTAACAAGACGTCCTATTCCCTTGATCTATCATTTGATAAAGATAACGATGATGCCATGAATCTCGTTGAAAAACTCAATGCACTTGATACTCGTATTATCGAGATAGTTGCTGAGAATTCTAAAGAATGGCTGGGTAAGCCTTACAATATCGACGTCATTCGAGAAGCGCTATACAAGCCAATCGTTAGACCAGGAAAGGAAGATTACGCTTCCACGTTAAAACTTAAGCTAATGACCAAACCCGATGGGACCTTCCTCGCAGAGGCGTACGATATGACACAAACGTCCATGCCCGTAGACTCTATTGAAAAGGGGCAAAAGTGTATGTGCATAGTTGATTTCAACCAAATTTGGTTTATCGATAATAAATTCGGTGTAAGTGTGCGCCTTTCTCAAGTATTGTGTGAACAATCGACTAAACTCCCATCGTTCGCGTTTCAAGGTGTTGACGGAATTGCACACACCATGGACGCTACCGCTGATGGTAGCGACGAATCTGAAGAGGAGTGTGAGATCGATGAATAGATAGTTAATTTCTTAGTACTTATTAATATATGAAAGCAAACGTTCAGAACAAAATAAAGATTCCATGTCAACCAACAACACATTTCAAGCCCCTTACGAAAATAGGTCAGGGTGAATATGGTGTTGTGTATAAAGGGTGTTTAAACTCCGAATGTAAACGCGTCATCGCCATAAAACGTTCGACGGATCCACTCAGAGCCGAATATAATATCACTAACCGCCTTAAAAATAAAGGTGCTGCAAACGTTTATGGATTTGAAAAATGTAACACCGAAGAATTTATGTATTCGGAATATCTCGATGGCCAACCATTTGATAAGTGGATCGTTAATGATAAACCAAACGCGGTTAGTGTGAAAACCACTCTTAAGAAACTCCTTAATATATTGAAAATATTACATAAAAGTGACCCATCATTTAGACACAATGATTTACACACCGGTAACGTGATGGTCGTGAACGGTGAACCACGCCTCATCGATTTCGGGTTGTCAGCTATAAATGGTATTCCAAACCCCGAGATAAATGAATCAGATTTGCGTTCTGGATATGGTATTTTTAGAGGAAACCATAAAATGTATGACGTACACTTTTTCTTTAATTCACTCTTTGTCCATATTCAGAGATCGAAATTGACTACAGAATATAAGAGTGTTTTAGAATTCATCAAGCGGGTTTTAACGAATAAGTATCTGGGAGATACCACGAGTCGGGTATCCAATTATAGACTTAAATATAATCAAACACATACAGACCTCCCCACATTCGATTCAATCTTAAAAGATGCTTATTTCACGGGAAACCCGTCGGCTAAGAAACTGAATACTCTATTAAAAACGATTGTCACAACTAAGAAACCGCCTCTCCCCCCTCGTAAAATCGGTTCACCGAAGCCGACGTCGAAGCCGACGTCGAAGCCAAAATCAAAGACACCCACTAAATCCGCGAAGCTTACGGCCATGCAGAAAGCTGCTTCCATTTTGGCATCTCGAAAGAATGTTCGGCCACAGAAGAAGCGCCCAGTGCTCACCCGAACGAGAGTGAAACCTTTATCTAAATAAGTCTATCGTATTCAACAATTCCGAATATCGTAGATTTATAATTAAAAATATCCGGTATATAATATTACACCATGTTCTTCCTTATTGTTTTACTTTGCATAAACATTATCGTGTTAATGAACATGAAACCTAAAAAGGGGAGTGTTACGTTCGATGGGGGTGAAAAGTGGACAATCTATGGGTCGAAGGAGTGCCCATGGTGTGTTAAACAGGTCGACTATTTCGAAAAGTTGGGTAAATCGTATACTTTCGTCGACTGTGACAATAAAAAATGCCCCGACTTTGTGGAAGGGCTCCCGACTCTCGTAAGTGAATCTGGTAAGAGGCGCAGTGGTTTTACGAAGGTGTTTGAGGAGGTCGAAGAGGTCGGGGGGGGCGCACGCGTTTGGAAAATATATGGGTCTCGTTCGTGCAGTTGGACGAACAAGCAGATCGATTACATGCGTAAACATGGAAAGCAGTTCACATTCGTCGATTGTGATAATGAAGAATGTGAAGGTATAAATGGATTTCCCACGTTAGTCACACCAGAAGGTGAGGTTCTTAACGGATATACCAAAGTTTAGAGACTGCGGAAAACGTTGATGGTAATAGATAGAAGTAGAGCATCGGTGAACGTCTGGAGGGGTTTGAGCACGGTGATGTGCTTGACAAGAGAGTTGTTCCACGTAAATCGAATAATAAAAGTGGTGATAAGAACCACGAGTACGAAAGTGAGGATTTCCACGAGAATGTCGTTAGGTTTCCTGGACTTTATAATCTCTTTGATCATCATTTTATTACATGACAATATTTTTTTCTAGGAGTATCATATGACTAAACCACCACCATCGAGTGGTTCCGAGCACACATTCACCACGAGAAAATGGGGTAGTCCAACGGGAAAGGTGAGTAATAATTGTTACGCATACGCTGTACATAATTACAAGACTAACAGGTCGTGGAAGTCTCAACCAGGTGAACGCGTTGGTCGAACCAATACATCACAAACGTACGTAAATTGTGGATCGCTCCCGTCCCTCGTGAAAGCTGACAATCCCGATAAAGTGTACATGGTAAAGGCTGGTGAGAAATGCAAACCATCGTACTATAAAATTATGATGTTTGTTGCGACGTGTAAAAATAAAAATTATTTATGTCACGGAGATTTCCACTTTTATAAACAACATAATAAGACTGAGTATAAAGTAAAAATGGGGGATACACATGAGAGTATCGCTAACTTTTTTAAGGTGCCGGTCATTCGCGTGAAGCGGGCGGCGGTTAGGTTGACTCCCGGGCGTATCATTGTGTTTAAGGCTGACTTTTTTAGCCATAAACGGGGGTGGGGTGGTGCTCCTATCGTGACTGGGGCGACAGGTAAACTCATTACGGACCCCCGGACAACATCTCGGAAGTACTCTGGATTAAATTATAACAAGTATTGTAGTTCATTCTGTGTGAAGAATACTGGGATCAAGGTCGGACATACTTATACCAAGGTCTGAAAGTAGGCTGTCCACGTCGAGTGGTGTGTCTATGTCAAAAAATATATCTAATATATCAAGTGATATATCGTCTGATAATAACAAGACATTTGATGTCTGTTGAATGTTATTATGAACCGTTAACTGCACTTTAAAATTCGAGCCGTCAAATATCTTCCGACATATAGGACATGTCTGCTTACCTAGCTGTTTCCAGTTCTCTATACAGTGGGAATGGAACAAATGACCACAACGAATTGGGCTATGTGCTCGTGTTTCCCTGACTGTATTGAGACAGATGGCACATGTTGTCATTCTTATTTAGAGCGATTAGAATATTTTACGAGTTTTTACTCAATATATTTTAGACAAATTTATCGTACTGTCGCACATACCACATGGCTCCGTTTTCTTTTCAGTCTTCTTTATTACCTGGGGACCATTCGCTTGGAGAAACTTACGAAAAGAATAGTTATCTTCATACTTGATACCATTCTGCGACATGAGATAATCGTTATATAATTTTGACGAGTTATTTATGGTGAAGCACCTACCGTCGGCCATTCCGAGTCGCTGAGACATTTATATTACAATTAGAAATTAATTTTTCTATTCTCTGTAGTGGTCACCCATGATTTATATCCCATTTTTTTTACCTTATCTATACACTCTTCTATATCGTACCCTGAAAATGTATCAAAACGATCTTCCACTTCAGTCTTTGAAACTCTTATATCCGGATTTGAATTTATATGCTCGTTGATAATGTTATATGCAAATACGATCTCTTTTAGGGTCTCAGCTCCAGTGATAATGATCTTTCCCGTACTGAATATACTCGTCGTGATTTCCTTCATGTCAGCGGCTGGTTTGAATTTGATCTTAACAGCTGAATACCTATCGGGTTCAAATGAAACTTTGAATACATCCGAATGTCTTTCAAAATGTTCGGTTGTTTTCATCAAATTGATGTTATTATTCAAACTGAAGTTTGAATTGATCATGACAATACGAAACGTATTAATAGGTGGGATCACATCGGGGTCAAAAGACTGTATAATATATATAAGACTGTTGATGATATGTTCACAGTTAAATAGGTCGTTGCAACCTGCGACCTGGATACTTCCATTTGGGAAAATCTTGATAGATTTCACACTGTAACAATCTTCGTATGTTAACGTGATCTGATTGTAAAATGTTGTGGGTTTGATTGACCATGTAGCGCTGGTATTTGAATGCTCGTTCAATTTTAAGTGCACATCCGACATTTCAAACAATTTTCGAATCTTCGGTACATCTATAGCCTTGTTAAACGACGATACCATCGTGATAGTGGTGAGTTTGATCCATGAGGGCGTTTTATCTTCTGGTAATTTACGTCTGAACTCGTCTAATGTTAGAAGATATGAAAATGTTGTATTTGCGATTGCACTAAACATTTTGGACTTACCTTTTAAACTTGTAATCTACCCACTTAGGTTCATTCTTAAAGAAGTTAGAGAAGAGCCAACTCTTTAAACTACAATGCCGTCATTCATCCGAGAAGCCAACGCCTTTGTTGATAAAACAAATACACCTCGCGTGGAACTTAAGTATACATGTTACGTGGAGGGTCAAGGATACACGAACTGTACTGAGTGCTTCGCAACGAAACCTATTGGTAAATGGGAAACGTTCAAGTCTAGACGAGAGTCGTTCAATTATACAGATTTCTTAGAAACTAAGGTTCATAAAACGTTGCAAATTCGCCGACGTCTAATTGAATTACAACTTGATAATGTACTTTGTGAAAATAACAATATATTTTCAATGATACGCATTATGAATTGTATAAAAATATTAGATCCTACTTTTATACCACCCTTGATTAACGTGAAATGTTCATGGCAGAAGAAATTTGTAAAGTACATTGTTACAGACGTACTAATCGGTGTTGCAAACGGTTGTAAAAATGAGTATAGGTTGGAACGTTTGTATTTTACATTGCTAAAAATAGAAGCAGAATTATAAGAGAAATAAACATATAAGCGGTCAACGTAAGTTCGCCAGAGGAATCGCGTAGTATAAGCTTCTTTACGTTTGTGGAAGTGTCTTCGTCGTACCCCCTATCAATATTTCTACCTGGTAGAATAGGTCTGGAAAGATGACATCTTTCACCCTGTACATCCGTGCACATATTAGGTGCACCCCACCCTACCGTTACACCATATTCACATATAGGACTTTTAAAATCATTCACCATTTTTTTTACATTTTCGATCGGTTTGTGTTTCGCAAACTCTCCAGGGTGTCGAGTCGCACCTGGTAATGAGATTTTGTTTTGCACAAATGGATTCACGTGGTCCATAGTAGCTTTATCATCAAGCATGAACTTACTCATCTGTATATTAAGAGTAAATATATTTTTTATGTGCAAGCTTTTTTTCATGTTCTATCCACATTTGATCTAAATCAATGTTTAGCATATGCGCCAATTGAAAAAGATAACTAAACACGTCACCCATTTCCATCATGACATCAACCCCCCGCTCCTTTTTGATATTCATCTTCTTAAACGTTCGTTTGTATTGTCGGATTGCAGATGCGAGTTCGCCAAATTCTTCGGAGAGTAATAACCATACCGTGTTTATATCCGCTCGATCCCAACCCTTGATTTTACAAATTTTCTCCGTCTCTTCTTTGTAGTAATTCAACGAGCTCATTCTTACTGTATACATGCGGGTAATCTTTAAACGCCGATCTTCTCATTCTTTTCAATTTTGAGACCGTACGTACTCGTGTTAGCAGGAGCAACAGGTGGGACGGCCATGGTGTCGATATCACGCCTATATCCCATATATTGGGCAACACCTGACTGAATCTGCCCCATTGCAGTTTTAATCACCATCGCGTTCATAGCCTTGACTTGGGGATTCACATCTTGATGTTGGTCACCCGCGTTATTGATAAACACGACTCGCATGATACTGTACAGGTCACCGGGATTTTGATAATCAATCGAGATACCCGTTTTATCTTTAAACGCCTGACGGATCGCACGCTGAACCAAATTCGTATTGAACTCAGAGAAGAAAAGCGTGTTCAGGGGAGTTGGTGTCTGCTTGATCGACATGAGGTTAGGAACGTCACACATTTAATATATCTCAGGAAAAAAACTATCTGTAAATATAAATGATCGTCGGCGCAGACTTCGACACTGCATATTCCGGCCCAGCCTGTGTGTCGGCGAAACCCGTGTGCACTGCACCCAACTGCTTCATCGCGTCTTACCCACCAATCTCCAAACCCGGTATCGATGGGGGGTTCAACGTGAACAGCCAATTTCTCGAACCTAACAGGTATTACGAGACCGTCGGCCCAGTCCCTATTCGAAGTGAAGATTTTAAGTGTTAATTAAAAGATAGATTTGTAATATAACCAAATGAAGGTTATCAAGCGGTCCAATCTTGTTGAAGACGTCAAATTTGATAAGGTCACCAACAGGATCTCCAATCTTACATATGGTTTATCTGAAAACGTCGACGCGTCCCTCATCGCAAAACAAGTTTTCTCTTCGATGTACGATAACATCACTACTCATGAAATTGACACGTTATCAGCCGAAATTTGTATCGGTATGCTTACATCAAATCCAGACTACGAAGTTCTTGCCACACGGATAGTCGCCAGTAACATTCAAAAAATCGCACCGAATTCCTTTTCCGATGCCATGAAAATTCTTTACGATAACAATATCGTCACGGAGGAAATATACACCGTTTCAAAAAAAGTAGATGACGCTATCATCGCGGAACGTGACCGAACGTTTGGATACTTTGGTATCAAAACGCTCGAACGCGGGTATCTTCAGAGGGTAAACGATATCATTGTCGAAACACCACAATACTTGTACATGCGAGTATCAATTGGTATTCATGGTAGTGACATCGAATCGGTTAAAAAAACGTATGAGGCCATGTCCCTCGGACAATTTATTCATGCCACACCGACACTATTTAATGCTGGTACACTTCGCCCACAAATGTCTTCATGCTTTCTCGTGGCAAATAAAGACGACAGTATTGACGGTATTTATGACACCCTGAAAGAGTGTGCACAGATTAGTAAATGGGCTGGTGGTATTGGCTTACACATTCATGATATTCGCGCAAATAAGTCCACAATCAGGGGTACGAACGGTAAATCTGATGGAATCGTACCGATGTTGCGTGTATATAATTCGACAGCTCGGTACGTCAATCAAGCTGGTCGTCGTAAGGGGTCGATCGCGATGTACATCGAACCGTGGCACGCAGACATTCTCGATTTCCTCGACATTCGTCTCAACCAAGGCGATGAAGAGGCTCGATGCCGCGATTTGTTTACAGCCATGTGGATCCCGGATCTGTTCATGAAACGTGTCGAGAGTGGCGGTGATTGGTCATTATTTTGCCCAGACACTGCAAAGGGACTCTCTGACGTGTATGGCGATGAATTCGACAAACTTTATGAGAAGTATGAACGTGATGGTATCGCGAAGGCTACTATACCGGCCGGTGATATCTGGAAGGCTATCATTAAGTCACAAAGTGAAACGGGTACACCGTACATGCTATACAAAGATGCGTGTAACAGAAAATCTAACCAAAAAAATATTGGTGTGATTAAATCGTCTAACCTATGCAGTGAAATTGTAGAATATTCCGATAAAAATGAAACTGCTGTGTGTAACTTATCTTCTATCGCTTTACCAACATATGTCGACCGAGATACAAAGACATTTAACCACGCAAAGCTACACGAAATCACCAAGATGGTGACTAAGAACTTGAACAAAGTCATAGATCGTAACTTTTACCCGACCGAATGTGCGAAACGATCCAATATGCGTCACCGCCCTATCGGTATTGGTGTTCAAGGTCTCGCCGACGTATTCATCATGTGTGGCATGCCATTCGATTCACCTGAAGCAAAGATTCTTAACGCGCATATTTTCGAGACTATGTATCACGCGGCTCTGGAGTCTAGTATTGAACTCGCCAAAATTGACGGATCGTATGAAACGTTTGAAGGTTCGCCTATCAGTGAAGGTATCTTACAATTTGATATGTGGGACCGCGAACCCATAATGAGTGGGCGTTATGACTGGGATGCAATGCGTACGCAAGTTAAGAGTGGTATAAGAAATAGTTTACTTCTAGCACCAATGCCAACTGCGAGTACTTCCCAAATTCTTGGCAATAACGAGTGTTTTGAACCTTACACGACGAACATCTATCTTCGCCGTACACTCGCCGGTGAGTTTGTGGTCGTGAATAAACATCTCGTCAGGGATTTACAAGCCATTGGTTTATGGTCAAAGGAAATGAAAGATCTCATGGTCAAAGCGGGTGGTTCTATTCAAAATATTGTGGATATCCCCGAAGATATTAAAAAATTGTACAAGACTGTATGGGAAATTAGTCAAAAGGTTATCATCGACATGGCGGCAGACCGAGGTGTATATGTCGACCAGAGTCAAAGTATGAATCTATTTATCGAGAACCCATCCGTATCTAAACTTTCATCGATGCACATGTACGCGTGGAAATCAGGGCTCAAGACTGGTATGTATTATTTGAGAAGTAAAGCAAAAGCGAAACCTATACAGTACAGTCTAGATGCAGAATGTAGTGCTTGCTCAGCTTAAAGTTTTGAATCTATATATAACAAATGGCCAAATTCAATACTCTCTGCGACATTATGGAAATCCCCAAATACGATGGTCGTAAAATTTCTTTGAGCACAAAGGACGGTAAGCCTCTCAGAATACAGACCCCGCGTATGTATATGCCCTTTGGTATTAGTGGGTACACCCCTGTAGTGGGGGCAACTAAGTGGAACCTTGATTTTTCAATGAAGGGACACGATGAAGAGGGTAACTACGTAAAAGCATTCTATGAATCAGTTCAAGAAGCAGAAAAAAAACTCATAGAGGAAGTGAGTGCACAAAGTATGCATATTTTTGGTAAACACGTGAGTTTCGAAGAACTCGAACCCATGTTTAATTCCAATATCAAACACTCACCTGATAGAGAGCCGAAATTTAGGACACGCGTGGATACATCTATGAGTGGAGATTTGAAAGTGGGAGTATTTAATTCAGAAAGGGAACAGTTAAAAGATACATTAAAAGATAAACTTTACGCAAGAAATTCAGGGGTTGCCATCGTTGAGATGAACAGTGTGTATTTCTTGAATAAGATGTTCGGTGTTACCTGGAAATTACACCAGCTCATCGTTCACGAACCACAACAACTCAAGGGTTTTCAGTTTTCATTATAAATTATTTTCCACCACCCGAAATCATAAGATAATATACCAATTGAGCCTCTTCCAATAGTTTACCTTTAATCATGGTGAAACCATTGGGATCCATACCTAGTCGTATTTTAGCGATTCTGACAGAACTATCCCAAGCGCTGAGAGTCATGCTTCTTACTTTACTACTTCATTTTTTTTACGAGCTTCTTGTACGCCACCGTACCCTTCTTGGGTGCCAACTTGAAGTCACCCTTCTTTGCCGGCTTGAACACATTCACCATGGACTTGGAACCTTCATCTTTCATACGTTTCTTAGCCGCGGAGATGGCAGCTTTACTTTTAATGTTACCATATTTGTCCTGGACGAGATCTTTTTTGGTGAGACCACCAGAAGTGTGAGCGGCGGTTCCGTGTAAGACTTCTGCGCGGGTACCTTCAGTTACCTGATACATCATTGTTATACTATATCACCGGAAAATTTTTCGAATCGCGTCCATCGACTTTTCATTCTTTATAGGAATTTGATCTTCCACGCGTTTATCGTTAAGTACATCCGCACAAATCATAGACTTGTGTCCCTGGAGTGACATCATAGCCATGTCAACGCTGTTGGATTTTTGTGTATCTTTATACACCAATTTTTTGACAAATACTTCCCTTGTCTGACCAGTTCTGTGACATCTGCCGATAGCCTGTAATTCCGTGGCTGGATTCCAACTCGGTGCCATGATATAAACCCTCGTGGCACACTGAATGTTAAGACCCTGACCACCACACCTGATCTGTACTACCAACATACTACCATTTGGTGAATCTTTAAACATCGTAAGGACCCGATCCCTTTCATCTTTGTCTACAGATCCATCTATCCTGAATATTTGCCGTTTTATCATACCCTGAATATGGTCCAACTCACCCCTGTATGAACAAAACACGACACTTTTCTCGTCGGGGTGTTCGTCTACATAATTGCGCAAAGTATACATCTTATTTGTGTCGTGTACCCACACTTCAGGTATGTGCTCGTTGATTTTTGCAATTCCGTTGTTATACAATTGTGGCCATCGCATAATCTGCCGCATGCGTAGGAGACACTCCAAAATATGCATATTCCGCCGCTGAGTAGATGTCGTCGTTCGCATTACGTAATTAATCGACTCACACGCGTCTGCGAACGCAACATCATACACGGCGCGCTCTTCGTCAAACATGTCAAGTTCCACGTTTTCAAAATGACAATAGGGTAATTCAATTAGACCATCAGCCTTTGTTCGTCTCAAAATGTATATATCCTTTATCTGATCATGCATCGCCTGCACCACGTGCTTCGAAAATCCTACGAATGTGCAGAGTGTGACAAAATCTTCCATCGAATTGAAGACTGGTGTCCCAGTGACAACCCATCGGATAGGTGCGTGTAAATTATTCACACTCTTGAACGTGCGTGTGTTGCGATTCCTAATTTCATGTGCTTCATCTAGCACAAGTCTGTCCCATTTCACTGTATGAAGCCTACTCTTCTTACTTTGCACTGACGGATAAGACGCGATGACGACGTCTCGATATAAACACTTGTCTTCATACGTACCCACGTCTACGTCGGGTGCAAACTTTTTAAACTCGCTTATCCATTGATTGACGAGCGATTTTGGTACAACGATAAGTGTATGTTTTTTTAGGTTTTTCAAAATCGTTGCGATAATCTGTACAGTCTTACCCAGACCCATCTCATCGCAAAGAAAGCCACCGGTTGGTCCAGAAGTTTGATGCTCCATAGAGACCATCCATTCTACACCAACTTGTTGATACGGTTTAAGTGTAAATGACATTGTAAATAATTATACGCCATTTTATGATTACTTAGGTGTATTTTTTTCTACATATATACAAATGTCGAATATTCAGAAAAAATTGCCATTTATGGCTTCTGTGTTTGGAAACCTGGTATTTCAAATGTTTGTAGTGTATCGCGCGATTGAGGTAACTATTAATAACACAAATATGAAAGATTTCGCCACGAGAAATAGGTTTTTACTTGGTATATCGACCATAGGAATTACCCTAGCCCTCGCATTTGCGAGATCCCTAAACGTACCCATCAAGTTTGTACTTTTTACCCTTTTGTCAATAATCACGGGTATGCTCGCGCATAACATTACCGACCTCAAGGAAGCATTACTCGAAGCGTCCGCGATATTTATAGCGATGGTATTTGCCGGTATAGTGACAGTCCAACTTGGTTATGATTTATCCACCCTCGGGCTATTCTTATTCTTTTCACTAATCGCCTTAATTTTCGCGCGTTTACTTTCACCTGGTAAACAAAAATACACAAAGATAGCTACACTTATATTTGCTTTATTTGTAGTATACGATACGAATAACATATTACAAAGAAACTATAACGGGGATTTCATTGATGCATCCATAGACTATTTCTTGGATCTAGTAAACCTCATGCGTTTATCAAACGAAGAATAGATATTTACCGTATTAGAATTCAACGTAATCGTCATCTGGGTCGGACGCGATTTCACATGTTTTCGGTAATTCTTCCTTCTTCTTACGTTTCTTTTTTGGTGGTGGGTCAGCAATTCCATATTCTCTGTGGTACAAAACTTTTTGCCAAAATTCTTCCATGACTGGAAGGTATTTTTCAAACCACCCACGGTCGCGTTTCACATTTACAACATCAAACTCTTCCGGTTTCGGCCAATTCGTCAGGGCTGGTTTGTATTGAATGAAATCAGCTTCTTCCAAATCTAAAATTTCCATACACAGTTGAAGCTGTGGCATATAATGTTCCGGTACTTCACCGGGTATAATTTGTCTCATAGGAGGGCATTTAATCTCTACGAGTTTACCCGAATTGGACACACCATCTGGACTCCCACCGAGCCACGTATACTTCGGGTGTGGGCAAAGGCCAATCTCGTGTACAACTTCGTCATGTCGTTCCTCGTATAAAATTCTGGCTTCATCTTCATACAGCTCACCGTGTCGGGTAGCTTCATTACCCATAAATTTTTCACCCTTTCCACATTTTTTTAGTAACAATCCGTGGGGAGTGTCATATTTATTTTTCCCTATAGCAGTCGCGACATCGCTTGCGGTTAGCATGTTTCCTCGAAGCGCAAGCCATTCCTCAGACTTTTGGGGGGCGTACTCCCTTTCGATCAGTTTCTTCACTGTTGGGTGCATTAGGTATTTTACTCTCTAAATGTTTAAGTACTGCACGAACGTGTTTTTGTGAATAGACCTCGTTTTTTTGCTTTTTGTCGTTTTTGGTCACGCGTTTTTTAGGCGTGTAATCGTTTGAGAATTTCATTGTGAAAAAATTACTTTTTATGCGCTAACTTAGGTGGATAAAAAAAAGCTTTTGCAGCGTTTTGCTCTGCCAGTTTTTTATTCTTTGCACAACCAACACCTACACTCACGTTATCGACAAGTACGTTAATATAGAATATACCATTATCATGACCAGCAATCGAATATACCGGTAGTTCCAACCCGTTAGATTGACAATAACGCATGAGATGATCCTTGAAATTATCATCTACCATGATCGATTCCATGTTAACGTACGATGGGTTAGTGTAAATGCGTAGAATAAATTCCTTTGCGTGTAAAAGGCCCATATCCATATAGATAGCACCGATTAGAGCTTCAAATGCATCTTCGAGAATTTTAGGATTATAATTCCAGTTATTACGCATACCCTTTTCGTCCATCTGAATCCATTTATATAGTTCAAGTTTTGTCGCAATATCCGCGAGTGTTTCACCTCTTACAAGCTTCGTCCTCGCTTTTGTCAGGAACCCTTCTTGGTGTTGTTCGTAACGATCATATAAAAATTTGGTAATAACAAACCCCAATACAGAATCACCTATGAACTCGAGCGTCTCGAATGACCCGTCTAGGTTGTCGTTCTCTTTTAATGCAGATTTATGCGTAAACGCTTTTTGGTACAAATCTAAGTTTAATATTTTTGTACCAACAAGGGTATCGACCGAAGCGCGGTCAATGATCATTTATATTGAATAGATAGTTTTTTTTAAGCAGGTGTTTCAGCCTTGATGTAATGAGGACCGAGGTACTTTTGAAGGTTCAAGAAGGTAACCTGCACGTCAGCCGGGGGGGTGAGAAGGTCGCGAAGCTTCTGGTCAAGGACAAGAACGCGACCGTTGTCGGGGTGTTTGAGGCCGTTTTCCTTGACGTAAGTGTTAACAGCGCGAGTTACAAAGCTGCGGGAAACAAGCTTACCCTCCTCGAGACCGAGGAACTCTCGGAGTTTATCGGAAATCTTTTGCTCACGGTTGAAGCCGTTGTTCTTAGCGCGGTTAGCAGACTTTTCACCGTCGGGGTCGTCTTGCTTAGCCTTAATCTTTCTAACGATTTTGGTAAGCGACTTAAGATCAGAACGGAAGGCGGCGATTTCGGAAAGAACGGTTTCAATAGTAGACATTGTATATTATATACACAGGAAACCTTTAAATACATTACAATATAAAATTTTATATTCTTAATATAATGGATACCTCGTTGTACTCGGTGAGTGCTATAGAACGATACTTTAACGAGTATATGTTTTTTGGAGATGAAAAACTCAAAAAATATTATACCCGAAATCAGGTGGGTGACCTCAAAAAATTCAGGCAACGTATACACACGAAATACCCCACAAAGGATTTTGAAAAGATGATCTACGTGTTTGTCACCGATATTACTAGAGGTATAATTTTGGATACCATCGGCGAACTTTCGACGTTTCTCAAACCAATGGGAAACCTTATCATAAGCGGTGGGGAAGCTTTCAATATGTACATGTCCATGAATGATCGGGTTATCACCAGTGATATCGACGCTAAGTTTGTACCTACGATTCCGTATAATTCACAATATTTTGGAAAATTACAAGCTGTTAAACTTCTTTTATGGAATAAACTTGGAGAAATTTCTAAAAAAAGCAACATTCGAATTAAAAATGCATTACTGAAAACGACACATAAAAAGTTTGTAAAATATATTGGATTTGGTTTTAAACAACGTGGACCTTATGTGACTAGGCGATACACGCTCATAAAAAAGAAAAAAACTGGTGTGACCAAGAAGCCCAGTAAGGGTGATATATTCATAGATGTCGAATTATTTGCATTAGATTTAAACATGCGTATATTTTCACCTAAAACTGGTCGTATAGAAGATGGAACTGTTGGTGGCGTTTTAGACATTCCGTTCATGCGTCCTAAAGAATTTGGATATGATGTATCCAAATCGTTTAAGAAAGGTATATCATACAGGAAATACGGTTCGACTGAAATATCACGAAACCCAAATGTATATATCGCGAGTAAAGAATTTTTGATAGAAGATATATATCTCATGCAAAAGCTTGGTCTCCGCCCAGAAAAAAGGGATAAGGATCGTCAACGACTATTCAAACTTGGGAAAAGTTTGGGTGCGTCGATCACGTCAAGGGATAGTATGGAATCCATATTTAATAAATTGAAGAGAAAGTTACGTCACGTCAAGACCGCTAGAATTCAACGTGGTACGGTTAGTATACGAAAAGCTTTAGGTGTAAACCCCAAGAAGTATGAGATGTACACTACCGAGCCATCAGTAGAGCGTCTTTCGAAACAAATCGTACACGCCATCAAACCCAGTGTAAACAATATTATAATCGAAGGGTACGAAAAAACGCATGGAAATCAACGATTCAATACGAATAACCTCACGTGGAAACCGGCCACTAACAACGCTTACGTAAAAAATGAATTCCCACTCCGCCCAGTCGAAGCTAAACCATTACCACATGGTCTAAATACTCAGGCGACACTATATGGATTTAAACCCAGACGCGATGGTTGGGTACCAAAACCTTTACTTCAAAAAGCTGCGAATATACCATATATAGGTTTAAAGAAATGACACTATAATGAAGTACAATGATTTACGATAAAATTTCTAAAGGTGATGACGGCATTTACCATGTTCGCGCATTTTCCAACGATCGAAAGCGGAACTTTTTCCAGCTAAACAATGTTACCGTTACTGAGGCGTCACCTGACTTTACTATCACACTCCCAGAAGGCTGTGGTGTACTCAACGCTATTCATGATGATAATATCCAGGCTGCCGTCGAAAACAGTGAAAGTTGGTTTGGACGCGCACTTTCCGGAGCTACTCTCAATAACGCGTATGTACGCGATGGTTCACTCACATGTGAACGCCTCCCCAATACAAAGATATTCAAAGCATCTAAGGAGGTTGTGGAATTCGATGCCGTCAAGAGTGGGGATACGTGCGATGTCGTCGTCGAATTTTCGGGATTATGGTTCGCGAAGAAGGCGTATGGCCCCGAATGGAATATTATTCAGGTGAAACTCCAGCCCGAGCCAGAACCTGAGCCAGAACCCGAGCCAGAACCCGAACCTGAACCAAAATCCGAATTTGATGAAACTTATCCAGAAGACTATATGTTCAGTGATACTCAATAAAAAAATTGTTCGCATTATATAAAGATGAATATGTTCAAGAAGCTGCCCACGGCTAAGATCGTTATGGTTCTCGTCGCGATTGTTGTGGTCGCTATTTTGTTTTATCCCAAAAAGTCCAAGTATACCCTCACGGATACCTCATATGCCCCATCGGGTTTCATGGTCGGACCCAGTCCTCAGGTCCGGGATGTTACGGGACAGAGTACGTGTGAAATGAAGGCGGGTACCGGTCTCGCTTCATCTCTCCTTCCCCGTGAGGTTGCCTCTAAGGAAGATTTTGGACAGTTCGCCCCCGAAGATGTTCTCGCGGGTCAAAACTTCCTCGAACCCCGTAACCAGATCGGGTTTCCCGAAACTACAGGCGGTGCGCTTCGCAACGCTAACCAGCAGATTCGCGCCGAACCTCCCAATCCTAAAAGCCCATTCACTTGGAATAATTCCACCATCGTTCCCGATTTGATGCAACGTCCCCTTATGTAATTTAACTTAAAGATAAAGAACCCCTATTCATTATAAATGGGGTCTTCATCAACCGATGATCTCACTTTAAGCGTCTCTAAACTGGTAGAATTGAACCAACAGATTAAAGAAGCTCGTGAAGATATGAAAGTGTTAACTCATGCCGAAAAGGCACTTAAGTCGCACATTAAACAATTAATGATGGATAACGGTCTCGACGTCATCAACACTAAGACTGGTAAAATTTCTGTAAAGACGAGTATTCGACGAGTCGGTCTCAATAAGGGTTCGATTAAAGAAGGCCTCAGTGTATTCTTCTCAGGTAACGAAAATCAAGCAGAAAATGCCTTAAAGGTTATCCTCGATAGTTTACCAACAAAGGAAACCTCCTCCATCTCCATCACTGGAACCAAAAAAGCGTCATAATGGTTTGGGAACAATACGTTTACGAAGCACACGCGGATCTCGACGCCTATTTAAGTGAAGATGACGAGATTAATGATGATCTAAATACTAATATCGAAGATTGGGAAATCGAATACTCGGACGAGTTGAACATGATGTGGAACATGATCAATACACTTATGTACGACGCACATATCGAACATACTGGTTTCTTTTGTGATTTCGTCGAGTTTTGTTTTATCGAACATAACTCGTATCAAGAATGTGATACGATTGGCGACCCATGGTATGAAGAGCGACTCGCACATGTATGGGTTAATATCAGGCGAGTCGTTAATCAAAACCGTCTTCATGAAGATATGATGAGAGGCGCAAACTTCCACCATTTCATACACTATGTCAAAAATTATATGGGCATATATTAAATGTTCCCTAACCTCGCTTCCCAGAAGGTGTCAATCCCAGCTGCTTTATTCCTGGCGCTCAGCCCAGGTATGTTGTTGAAGACTGACGGTGTTAATTTTTCCATGAAAAATGTTAGCACTGATCGCATGACTGTCTTATTTCATGGTCTTGTATTCTTCCTTGCATATTCTCTCATCGCTCGTGCGATGGGGTTGGTTTTAACCCGCACGGATATTCTTGTCACGACCACCCTCTTTATGGCTTTGAGCCCGGGTATGCTTCTGACGATCCCCCCAGGTCAATTCATGTCAGGTAAGACGTCCCGCCCCGCCATTCTCGTTCACTCGGTCGTTTTCGCGATTGTCTTCGCTATTTTACGAAAGCAATTTCCTCAGTTTTATTAAGTGACAGAATGGAATACCTTGTTATAGGTCCCTCGTCTATGGGTTTGTTTGGGTTCATAGGATCTCTGAAGCGGCACGAAGAAAAATTAAAAAATATAAAAGAAATTTCGGGCTCATCAGCCGGTGCCGTGTTGGGTGCATGTTTAGCACTTGAGATATCACTTGACGATGTACTTGACAAGTTCATGAAAATAGATATAGGAAATCTAGCAAAATATAAACTGAGAACGTTCTTCAGGAATTATGGCCTTGTAGACATGGAACCTGTACGGAGTGCAATTGTAGATATTTTCGGGTCTGACGTAAAGTTTGGAGAGTTGAAAAAGAAGTTGCACGTATCTGTTTACAATTTAAACAAGGGGTATACAGAATACTTCTCGAGTGATACACATCCAGATATGCACGTCGTAGATGCAGTTTGTATGAGTATGTCGATACCGTTTATAGCGTGTAGCGTGCCGTATAATGGTAATATATACCTCGACGGTGGTACTAAAGAAGAACTCCCATTGTCACCGTTTTATGGAAAACCTTATCATAAGGTACTTTCTTTCAAACTTAAAATAAGAGATCATTATATTAATAAAATTAGTTCGTTTCATGAATTTATTAGCGCGTTATTAGGGCGTGCGTTGAGTTTGCGGGGAGAGATAGATACATCTAGATTATGTAAGACAATATTAGTATCAACAGGTGAACATAACTTATTTAAATTTGATATGTCTCATGACGATAAGTTACGTATGTTCTTTATAGGATATAATGATTAACAATCCATTTGCTATATTTATTTTATCTAGATATAACAATATGGATGTGTGCGATCCCGGGCAAGATATGAAAAATATCAGGAAACTGGTATTGGTTCATACGGGTAAAAAAATAAAATTAAGTCGCGACGAGGTCTGTGATATATTTAGGTCAGCAAAGCTGGGTAAATTGCCATTACCACCTCTTGGGATAACCAGGGATAAGCGTTATTTAATGGACGCGAAGTCCCAAATGACGCAGAGTGATTATGAAGTGTTATTCAGTTCTTCATCAGTTTCTACCGAGATCAAACGCTTGGCCAGAAAAGTTGGACTTATTAACACCGACAAATCGATAAGCGAACTCAAAACCGCGATAGGACGAAGACTACGCGGTATGAAAGTGCGTGAACCTGTCATGTTGACGGGTGGGGCGCGCACTATAAAACCAATCTCTAGTACGTATAACAACGTAAAAAATAACGGTGAGAATACAACGAACCGAAATGTTAACGGAAACGCGAAGAACATAAATGTTAACGGAAACGCGAAGAACATAAATATTAACGGAAACGCGAAGAACATAAATGTTAACGGAAACACGAAGAACCGAAATGTTAACGGAAACGCGAAGAACATAAATGTTAACGGAAACATGAAGAACCGAAATGTTAGTGTTGATACACCGAGTATTACTACAATCAAGACTGAACCGAGTGTCAATATCCCGAATAATACCAATAGATATCGTAAAGAGGCTTCTAACGCGTTAGTTAGACGTAGACGTGAAAGCGCTCTCAAATTGATACAAGGTGCGACCACGACAAATGTTTCTAAGAATGTCACACCTAAACCATCTATATTCAAATGGTTATTTAATGGTTCGAAGAATAAGAACAAGGTGACACTGTCGGGTGGTGACAAAAACTCGAATGATAAATTCAAACAATTGCAATCAAATTTGGAAAAAAAACAGCGCGAACTTGAACAACAGCAGGGGAATCAAGCTAAAAAAATCATTAACGCCGAGAAGGCTGCGAATATAGCGAAGGCTGCAGCTGTATCGAACGCCACTAACGAATCTAAGCGTGTGGCTGAAGAGGCTCAGAAGAAGTTGGAAGATGCACAGACACTTGCTAAAGAAATTGCGAATAAGATGACCACTGTTAAATCTAATGCGGAAGCAAATAAAGCCGCTGCATTGAAACAAGTCGAAGAGAACAAAAATGCTGCATTGAAACAAGTCGAAGAGAACAAAAATGCTGCATTGAAAAGGGCTGAAGAGAATAAAAACGTCGCGCTAAAGGAAGCCAACGCCGTGAAAAATAAAGCTATCGAAGAAGTTAAATTGGCAGAAAAGGAGGCTGCACAAGCCGCTACCGCCGAGGAAAGGGCCGAAGCGGCTGAAAAGTTAAATAAAGCGCAAAAAAGTGTTACACAAGCAGAATTGAATAAAACTACCGCACTTGAAAAAGCGAACAGTAACATGCAAAATGCTAAGAATCTGGCTAATAAAAAAATCGAACTTTCGAGATTAGCCGCTAATGCCGGTGTAAACATTTCGAATAAAATCAATGCCATAAACGCCAATACGAATATAAACGCGCTACGTGTGGAAATACAAAACAAGAAAAGTGCTGCCAACACCAACCTAAAAAATAAACGTCAAACACAATTGAGTAATTTAGTGAACAGTTCTAACGCGTTAAACAATCAAGATAAGGTAAAGTATTTAAATAGTTTCGAAAAGGGTACAAATTTCAACACTCTTATGAACACCGTCAGGTCGAACATAAAGAATAAATCGAACACCAACCTAAAAATTAAACGTCAAACACAATTGAGTAATTTAGTGAACAGTTCTAACGCGTTAAACAATCAAGATAAGGTAAAGTATTTAAATAATTTCGAAAAGGGTGCGAATTTCAACACTCTTATGAACACCGTCAGGTCGAACATAAAGAATAAATCGAACACCAACCTAAAAATTAAACGTCAAACACAATTGAGTAATTTAGTGAACAGTTCTAACGCGTTAAACAATCAAGATAAGGTAAAGTATTTAAATAATTTCGAAAAGGGTGCGAATTTCAACGCTATTATGAACAACATCCGGAAAAATATAAAAAATAAATCGAATACAAATCTAAAAAATAAACAGCAATCACATTTGAGTAATTTATTGAACAGTTCTAACGCGTTAAACAATCAAATGAAGGTCAAGTATTTAAATAGTTTCGAAAAGGGTGCGAATTTCAACGCTATTATGAACAACATCCGGAAAAATATAAAGTCTAATTCAAACGCGAAACTCGTGAACGCCCAACAAAAAGCTGCAAAAGCAAATATATTGAGAGCGAGTTTAAATGCTGCGAAGGTCAATTTAGAAGCCGAAAAGGCTGCATCGCAGACCAAGATTAATGAAGCGATAGAAGCAGCTAAGGTTGCAGAAAGGGCGGCTGCAAACGCTAATTCGGCAAATGAAAGGGAGAAGGCGGCTAAAAATCTCCAAAACGCGCAAAATAAATTGTCGAATGTACAAAGTCGGGCGAATCAAGCTGAGTCGAACTTGAAACAGGCTGCAAACAATGCCCAATCTAAACGGGTGATAATGATGGAAAAATTAATTAACAATTCATCGCATCTCACGAATACTAATAAAATTGCGTACACGCGGCGTTTCTCGGAAGGTGAAAAAATTAAAGACTTGGCTGAGGAAATACGTGCAAAGATGGCAGCTAATCAGCAAAAAGCGCTGAACAATGCGAAGGCTGCAGCCAATGTTAATAAACAAAAAGCGTTGAATAACGCGAAGATCGCAGCCAACGCCAAGAAGGCTGCTAACAACGCTGAGGCTGCGAGGAAGGCACAGGAGGAAGCCAACGCCAAGAAGGCTGCTAACAACGCCGAGGCTGCGAGGAAGGCACAGGAAGAAGCCAACGCCAAGAAGGCTGCTAACAACGCTGAGGCTGCAAGGGTGGCACAGGAGGAAGCCAACGCCAAGAAGGCTGCTAACAACGCCGAGGCTGCGAGGAAGGCGAAGAAGAATAAGAACTCTAATGAGTTGAGTGTATTATTGAACAGTTCCAATTTGTTAAACAATCAAGATAAGGTAAAGTATTTAAATAGTTTCGAAAAGGGTACAAATTTCAACACTCTTATGAACACCGTCAGGTCGAACATAAAGAATAAAACAAATAAACGAAACGCCAACGCCAAGAAGGCTGCTAACAACGCTGAGGCTGCGAGGAAGGCACAGGAAGAAGCCAACGCCAAGAAGGCTGCTAACAACGCTGAGGCTGCGAGGAAGGCACAGGAAGAAGCCAACGCCAAGAAGGCTGCTAACAACGCCGAGGCTGCGAGGAAGGCGCAGGAAGAAGCCA